CAAGCGCCGAACAAGAAAGGCATTCGTCGTTCTCGTTGGGTTATCATTCGCAACACCGGACCAGAGCTTAAAACCACCACAATTAAGACATGGTTGGATTGGTTGCCGGAAGATGTGTGGGGCAGGTTCCAGTGGTCGCCTCCCTACACACACCACATAAAGCGTGGCCGGTTGGACTGCGAAGTTATTTTTTTAGCGCTAGATCGCCCAGAAGATGTGAAGAAGCTACTCAGCCTTGAGCTTACTGGCGGCTACATTAACGAAGCGCGTGAGGTTCCAAAGGCAATCTTTGATGGGCTAACCAGTCGTGTGCGTCGGTATCCTTCGATGCGTGACGGTGGGCCAACATGGTCTGGTGTTATTGCAGACACGAACGCCATGTCAGAAGATCACTGGATGGCAATCATGGCTGGGTGGGCACCACCGCCAAGCGGTATGACAAAGCGCGAGCGTGATGCGCTTATCAAGCCAGCGGAGTGGTCGTTCTATGAACAGCCCCCGGCTATGCACGAGCGGCGCGATTCCGAAGAGCGTGTTATTGGGCATGAGATTAACCCTAATGCAGACAATATGCAGAACTTGCACGAGGATTATTATCCGCAGTTGGTGCTAGGCAAGTCGCCCGATTGGGTTGATGTGTATGTGTTCAATCGAATTGGCCGCGTTGTCGAGGGCCGCCCCGTGTACCGCGACTTTGTTCGTGATGTTCACGTTGCCAAAGAACCCCTTATGCCTATGTCTGGCAAGCCAATCTTAATTGGAATGGACTTTGGCTTAACCCCTGCCGCTGTCTTTGGGCAGAAGATTGGCAGACGCTGGTTAATTCTGCGAGAGCTTGTGGCTACTGACATGGGTACAGTCGGGTTTGCTGATGAGCTAAAAGAAGCTATGTCAAATTACCCAGGCTTTAACTTTAAGCTAACGGGCGATCCGGCGGGAGACTTCCGCGCACAGACTGACGAGACTACACCCTTTATGATTTTGCGCGCTGCTGGCTTGCCAGCCGTTCCCGCATCTAGTAATGACGTTGCCTTGCGGTTGGATTCAGTCCACGCCCCTCTGCAAAGAATGGTAGACGGCCAGCCAGGTATGTTAATAGATCAGTCTTGCACGACAATCATTGCCGGCTTTGAAGGCGGCTATCAATACAAACGATTAAAAGTAAGCGGAGAGCGCTACACAGATTCGCCTAGCAAGAATGAATACAGCCACCCGCACGATGCCTTGCAGTACCTAATGTTGTCAGGCGGAGAAGGCAGAGCTATTACAAGTTCGCCCATGACTGTAAAACCTTTTATTGCAAAGCGATCTGTTTCGCCGTATGAGGGGCGGAGAACAACCGTTCGTCGTCACACAATTTCGGGACGCGTCTAATGTGTTTTAAACCTAAAGTTCCAAAAGAATCCGCCGACTCTATTGCACAGCGCACTCGCGCCAAAGAACAAGCACAGGCTGAGACAAGCAGGCTTAAACGAGAGGGCCTTGAAGGGACAAAGCGCACGGGCAGCGGGTCGATAGTCCGCAGCCTTTTGGCTTCACAAAACACCGGCGCTGGTTTTGGGCGTAATTACTTTGGCTGAGTCATACCCAATGCAGGGGCAAACTGCACCATCAGGTGAATCTGATCAGTCAATTCTTAGGGCGCGGAAAGCATTCGGCGCTAAAGAGAATAACTGGAACACACTCTTTGATGAGTGCTTTGATTATACAATGCCGGGTCGCACCGGCTTTTATGATGAAAGCCCTGGCCAACGACGCACGGCAGAAATCTTTGATGATACCGCCGTCGGTGGTGTGCAAGAGTTTGCAAGCAGAATCCAATCTGGATTGACGCCGGGGCATGTTCGTTGGGCTTCATTTGCCCCTGGACACACTGTGCCCGCAGAGCAAAAGCGAGAAATGCTACAGCCGCTTGAAGATTTAAGCGGCCTTGTTTTTGATATTCTGCAACAAACAAACATCTCTGCCGAGCTACATGAATCTTATTTAGATTTGTCTGTTGGCACTGGCGTAATGCGTATCGACCAAGGCAATGCGCTAGAACTAATCCGATTCCGCTCTGTCCCAATGCCGTATGTTGCATTGGACGAGGGGCCGGATGGGCGGATTGATGGTGTCTTTGTTAAGCACTTTCTTGAATACAATAAGATCGACAAGGTTTTTCCAGACGCAAAAAACCTTACGGAAGCCGATGCGCAAAACAATAAGCGCTGTCAGCTAGTCGAGTCGTGTTATCGCGACTGGTCTAAAACCAATGAGTTTGTTTACACACATTGCTTGCATGATATGCGAACCGGCAAGCAGCTTATGAAAAAGACATTGAAGGGCATTGGCTCTTCACCGTTTATCGTATTCCGATGGGCTAAAGCAGCGGGCGAAGTTTGGGGTCGCGGCCCCGTGATCAACTCACTGTCCAGCATTAAGACGGTCAATCTGGTAAGCCAATTGATTTTGGAAAACGCTGACCTTGCAGTTAGCGGAATGTGGCAGGTCGATGATGACGGCTCGATCAACCCTGATACAATCAGGATTGCACCCGGTGCCGTTATTCCTGTAGCGCCAAATACCAGAGGTTTGCAGCCGCTGCCTTCTGCTGGCCGCTTTGATCTAAGCGGTATTGTGCTTGAGGATTTAAGATCGGCTATACGCCGATCTCTATTTAACGAACAGATGGGTTCGCCTAACCTATCTCCCAAAACAGCAACAGAAATTGCAGAGCGGATGGCAGACTTAAGCCGCCGCCTTGCTGGAACTTACTCGCGCCTTCAAAACGAACTCGTTGTTCCTTTGATGCAGCGCACAATATTTATATTGCGACAGCGAGGACTGGTTGAAACTCCGCCTATTAACGGAGTGGATATTCGAGTTATCGCTTCCGCTCCACTATCGCAGGCACAGCGCTTCCAAGATATTGAAAACTTCTCGCGCTTTATGCAGCTATTGGGTGGACTGTTCGGGCCGCAGATTTCGAACCTTATGGTCGATCAGGCAAAAGCAACAGACTATCTTGCGGATAATCTGGCCGTTCCACAAACCTTAATACGAACACCGGAAGAAAGAGAAACTCTAATGCAACAGCTTATGGCTACGCAAAATCCACAAATGGGAGAAGAGAGTGAAGCCCCCCAGCAACCCAGCGCACCTATCGGCTGATGGGTTTGTAAGAACCCAAGAATCAGATGCGCGAATAAATCAAATCATTGCTGCTACATTTAAGACTGGCACAGGGAAAGAAACGCTGGCTTATCTTCGCAGCATCACACAGCAAGTAGTTTGCACACCAGATCACAGCGATGCGTATGTCCGCCACATGGAGGGCAAGCGTGATCTTGTGGCAATTATTATGAAGCGGATAGAGGAACACGACAATGCTGAACGACAGAGAATCAGAAAATCCAGAACCTGAAGAGGGGGCTGAGTTTACAGAAGAGCAAGCTGTAGACAGGCCAGAGTGGCTGCCAGAAAAGTTTACTTCTCCAGAAGCGTTAGCTCAAAGTTATTCTGAACTTGAGAAAGCGTTCCATGGAAAAAAAGAAGAGATTGAGGCAGCAGTTCGAGAGCAAATTGCATCCGAAGTCCCTGAAGGCGTTCCAGAAACCCCTGGAGATTATGCATTTCCTGAAACCCTTGAGGTTGATGAAGACGCATTTAATGAAAGCGAACTTGCAACATGGTGGAGAGAAACCTGTCATGCAGCCCGTTTGCCACAAGAAGCATTTAATGAAGGACTTGAAACCTATGCTCGCGCAATGATGGGGCCAGACCCTGCTGTTGAAATGCAAGCACTGGGCGAGAATGCGCAAGCACGTATTTCTGCTGTCGCAGCTTGGGCCGACACAAATGTTTCTGATGAGGGAGAGTACGCCGCTTTACAGCGGATGGCACAAACCGCTTCTGGCATTCAGCTTTTGGAAAAAATGATGGGCGGCTCAACAACAGGTGCATCTATTTCTTCTAGTGATGGTCAGCCAACACTAACAGTAGAAGAGTTGATTGAAGCACAAAATGACGAGCGTTATTGGAACCCCAATAAACGCGATCCTTCCTTTGTGGCAAAAGTGGATGAGATGAATGCGAGGTACTATAAAAACCGTTAAGCCAAGCGACATTGATAATGTAATGGCAATGGGTCGAGCGCTCCATCTGGAGTCTCGATACCGGCATATTCCATTTGATGAATCGGTTGTTGCGGAAACTTTTTTAAACTTGCATCATCAAGACGATGTTTTGTTTTCTGTCTTTGCCTGCATTGCAGACAAGCCAGTTGGGATTATGTGCGCAATAAAAACCAACCTGTATTTTTCTAGCAAGAAATTTACATCGGATTTATTGTTCTACGTTAAACCAGAAGCGCGTGGCGGAACGTCTGCTCTTAACTTAATCCGAAGCTACACAAGCTGGGCACAAAAAGACCCCGATGTCGCAGAGATTCAGCTTGGCGTGACAACCGGCATAGCGGAAGACAAGACAGCAGGGTTCTTAAAAAAACTAGGATATAGCAAAAGTGGGGAACAGTTTGTTTTTATGGATTGACAAAATCTGCTTAATCTGTAATTAAGCGATCAGGTCCATATCAAGACGATGAGCCATTAACTTGGGAACTCATGCCGGTCTGAGGTTGGGAAACCGACAGCCAACCAGTTGCATACGCAACATTTAGATCGGAGACTCTTATGAGCGATACCATTACACAAGCTTTTATCACGCAGTTTGAGCGTGATGTTCATCTCGTATACCAACGCCAGGGTTCGAAGTTCCGTGGCACCGTTCGCACGAAAACGGTTGTTGGTAACACTGTCCGTTTTCAAAAGCTCGCCAAGGGCGTTGCAACGACTAAAGGTCGCCATGCGGACATCGTCCCAATGGACCTTGAGCACAGCAATGTTGAAGCCACAATGGCTGATTATTATGCTGGCGATTATGTTGATGTTCTTGACGAACTGAAAACCAACATTGATGAGCGTATGATCGTTGCTCAGTCTGGCGCTTATGCGCTTGGCCGCACGACGGATGACATCATTATTGCCGCCGCAGAAACCACGGGCAGCACCATTGCTAATGGCGGTACGGGCCTCACCAAAACAAAAGTCCTTGAAGTCTTTGAGACTTTCAATGCGAACGATGTTCCGGATGACGGCCAGCGTTGGATGGCGATTTCTCCAAAGGCATGGACTGATCTTCTTTCTGAAGATTCCTTCGCCTCGGCTGACTTCATCGGCCTTGACGAACTGCCGTACAAAGGCGGAATGACCGCTAAACGGTGGCTTGGATTCAACATCTTTACGCACTCGGGTTTGACTGTAGCGGCGAACATTCGCAACTGCATTGCCTACCATATGTCTTCTTTGGGTCACGGCATCAACTCTGAAGTCCAGACGCGGATTGATTACGTTCCGCAGAAAGCGTCCAATCTGATCAACTCAAGCCTGTCTATGGGGTCTGTTTTGATTGATGGCGCTGGTTGCCTGGTTGTCGAAGTTGACGAATCCTAATAGCTGCTTAAAGGAGAAATATCATGGCGTTTGATGCAACTGAAATGAAGCGTATCGCGGGCGCTTCCGAAAGTTTCTACACCTACCGCACGGCTGACGCTATTGCGACTGTTGGGGCTTCAGGTTATTTCAATAACCACGCCGACAGCATTCGTTATGGCGATATCATCAAGGCGTTCGATACGAACAACAACACCCTTGGTGAGTTGGTTGTTACCTCGGCAAACCTTGCCACTCCGGTAACGACCGCCACGACGTAACAATAGGGCCTTATTAGGCATATTGTTTTGTGTTACGAGAGGGGGGTAGGCGGTGGCCTGCCCCTCTTTTGCTTTAAAGACTGGAGTTACAGATGGCAACCAAAGTTGAGCTTTGTAGTCGTGCGTTGGTTTTGATCGGTGCAAACCCAATCAATTCCTTTAACGATAATACTACAGAGTCAGATTCTGCCAGCCATCTCTATGATGAGGTTGTTGAAAACGAACTGTCATCTTACCCATGGTCTTTTGCAAAAAAGCAGGAACAGCTATCACGATTAACTACCGATCCAATTGCAAACTATAATTCTGCCTATCAGGTTCCGGCAGATTGTTTTCGCATAGATCAAATTACAAGCGGGAATACGACCCAAGACTTTCGCAGGATTGGCGATGTAATCCATACCAATGCTGGTGAATCAGATAAACTTTTTGCTGACTACACAGCAAGCATTGCCATTGAAGAGTGGCCTCCATATTTCCGCAAAATGATTTTGTATAAGCTGGCATCAATCTTTGCTCTTTCTGTCGCGCAGCAGGTTGATCTTGCGGACTACATGTCCAAAACTGCAATGAGCCAAATGCGAGTTGCAAAGCAAGCAGACGCAAGCGCACAAACTAATCGTCGAGTTCGCCCACGGAATCTTTATGCTGCCCGTTAAGGTTTAAGGATTACAGATGAAAGACCTTCGATTATTAAAAACAAATTTTTCTGGGGGTGAACTTGACCCGCAGATGTTTGGCCGAATCAACGAAAAGATTTATGCCAATGGTGCAGCTCGCCTTCAAAATGTTTTAACCTTAAACACTGGCGGTGCTCAAAGTCGTCCTGGCACTAAGCGTTTAACCGCACTCCCATCAAAAATGCGGATTGTTTCATTTGAATTTTCAGCAGATGAAAAGTACATCATCGCTTTTGGCGATAGGTCTTTGTTTATCTATGATCCGATAGGAACCTTGCTTCAGTCTTTTGGCGCGGTTGATTGTCCATGGACTTCCGGTCAGATTCCGCAGCTAACGTATGCGCAAATTGCAGACACAATGTTCATTGCGCATATGAACTTTGCCCCAATAAAATTGTTAAGAACATCCTTAACAACATTCGAGCTAAATGTTTTTGCGTTTGATCAAAGCACAAACAATCGGCAATCGTTTCAGCCGTTTGCAAAATTCAGTACCAATAATGCAACACTGTCTCCAAGCGGAAACACAGGATCAATCACACTTACTTGTTCTGAAAACTTATTTGTTTCTGATCACATTGGTACGCGATTCACCCTTCGAGGGAATCAGCTAGAAATAACCGGCATTAACTCTGCGGTTGAGGCAACAGCAGATGTTAAATCAGAAAAGCTAATAGGTAACTATGAACTTAATCCCTTCCGCACGACAAAGGGTTCTGCCGTTGTTGAAATTACTGAAGCAAATCATGGCCTAAGCACTGGCGCATCAATTACGATTGAGGGCTCTAATGGCGTTGGCGGGATAACTGCTGCTCAGTTAGATAGCACTTTTTCTATTACAGTGATTGATGAAGATCACTATGAGGTCACGACTGCCGGCACGGCGACCGACAGTGAAGACGGCGGCGGCCCGTCTGTAACCTATGACCCAACCAATGTGCCGACTAGATTGTTTAAAGAACAATCGTTTAGCAATGTCCGTGGCTGGCCCGGTGCTGTTTCCTTACACCAGAATAGACTTTGGTTTGGCGGTAGCTCAAGCCAACCCGCTGGCCTGTGGTCTAGTCGTGTAGGTGCTTACGCTAACTTTGATCTGGCCAATGGAGAAGATGATGCCTCCATTCAAATTGAGGTTGGCGTTTCAAATGTATCTAACATAAGGCACATTGTCTCCAATCGAGACATGCAGGTTTTTTCAGAAACGTCCGAGTTTTTTCTTCCGCAAGGAAATTCTGGGTTAACTCCCTCATCTGTATCCGTTCAAAGACAAACTTCTTTTGGCTCTTCTTTTGTAACGCCGATCCCATTTGATGGGGCTACAATCTTTGCGCAACAAAATAGCCGAACGGTTCGAGAGTTTTTGTTTTCGGATGGTGAAGCAGCCTATCGCTCTGTCAACCTAAACATTGCGGCTTCGCACGTAGTTAACGATGTTCAAGATATTGCTGCGCTGCAAGGCAATCAAATAGCAACAGAGCAGTATGCTTTGATTGTAAATGGAGATGGAACTCTAGCTGTATTTGTTTCTGCTCGAGATGAAAAGTTTGCCGCCTGGGTTCAATGGGAAACCAAAAACGGTTCTTTCGATAGTGTGTGTGTTCTCGATACCATTGCTTATGTAAGCGTTCTGCGTGATGGCATTTATTATCTGGAACAGTTTAGCCAAGACTCATACGAAAACATGCTCGATAGCCAGTCATCGTTTACTTCTTCTGGCGGCAAATCTGTATGGCAACTTGGACCAGGGTATGCAAATCAAACGCTAGATGTTTCTGGTAATGGATACTACTACGGTCAGTTTACGGCAGACACTAGTGGCCAGATTGATTTGGGGGCATCATATACTCCGACTCAGATTGAAGTTGGGTTTGCCTATCCGTTTGAAATCAAAACCCTGCCGATTGATGCGGCTTTTTCATTTGGCTCTTTGGCCGGAGAGCCGCGCCGACTAAGCCGAATTACTTTAATTTTGAACAAAACAATTGGCATCAGTGTTGATGGACAGCGCATTTCCCTGTATCGGAGTAGCGATGACATCTCGCAACCGCCAGCACAAGTAACTGGCATTCGCCAAGTTTATCTAAGGGGTTGGGATAGAAACCCTCAGATTACAATAACTCAAACGCAACCCTTCCCTGTAACTTTGCTTGGCATGAATATGGAGTTCACAATCTAATGTGCGTAAGTATGGCAACCGCTGCTTTAATCAGCGCTGGTTTGTCCGCAGCAACAAGCGTTGTTGGCGGCCTATCTGCGGCTGGCGCTGCAAGTGCAGAGGCAAAAGCAGCACAGGCAGACGCCGCACGCAAAAGAGATATTGCGGAAATACAAGCGAAAGAGCAGGCGAACCTTGCAGAACAGGAAAGGCAGGAGAGGCTTGCACGAAATCGCGCCATTGCTGGCATGGCGGACATTGGAGACAGCGCTTCGTTTAATAGGATTCAAGCGGGAATAACCGAAGATACTATGGATGATATTGCTGCAATCCAGTTTAACCAATCTCAAAAAAGCGAAACAGATCGATTAACTGCAGCGCGGATAGCTTCTAATGCGCGGGCTAAAAAAACAAGTGCGTTGGTTACCGGCGCTCTTGGCGCTGCATCGGCTGCCCTTACTGGGTACACAAACTATCAAAAGCTAACGGTCCCGGGCAGTTCTGGCCTAACTGACGCAGAGCGCTACAACAAATTGGATAGCGGTCCCCGCAACCGTTTTTACGCAACCTAAAAACATACGGGTATTTAGATGGCACGACGCCCAGCACCTCTCGAGACATCTCAACGGCAAGTAGGCATTAGCGCAAGAACCGCTGATACTCCAAGGTTTGTCCCAGCAGATTCTTCTGCGGGGTTTAGCCGTGCGGCCAGTAGCTTGCTGCAAATGTCTGAAGGCTTTGCAAGAGAGGCTGCGATTGAAGCGCAAGTAGCAGGTCAGAAAGCTGCGACCAGTCAAAAAGTCTCTGTTGATAAAGCAGGGACGCCACGGCCATTAGATCGCCCAGAGGGCGGTGGTCAATTTTATAATGACGCCTTTAACAAGGTAGCAGACAAACGATATGGCGATGCTCTAATCAACAGCACAAGTGCGCAGCTTGCGGAGTTAGCCTTAGACCCAGAGCTTATTGCTAATCCAGATGCCTATAGCCAAGCGGCCGAAAAGATAGCGTCTACTATGGCAATGTCCATGCCTGAAGACTACTCGCTTGCGGGTTCAGTTCTGGATGGTATTGCGAGCGCTCGCGTTCAAAACGAAGCTAAGATACGCGTCAATGCCTTTAACCTTGAAATGAAACAAGGAGAGGACCAATACAAAACCGAAGTTGAAGCGGCCACCCAAGAAATTTATGACTTGTACGCTAGTGGTCAGAGTTTGCCTCAAGAACGAATTGATGCGCTTAATACGATGGCACAAGATGCTTTGGCTTTTGGTGTTCAATTTAATCCTCAGAAGACAATAGACATAGGCAAAAAAGTTTATGCTCCTGTTCGCAATCTCAGAAAGTCGCTAGGTCCAGTAGGGTTGCAATCTACAGCAGCGAACCTGCAAAACGGAGACACGACAGGAACGGGTATTGATTCTGCAACCTGGGCCAGACTTCCAACATCACAAAGAAATCAAATCACTTCCGCTTTAAGGGCAGAGGCAGTTGCGAAAAACGCCAGAGCTGCTGCTGCTACTGGCACAATTACAGGCGCAGGCAGTTCTCCTGCGGCAATACTACAGGATCCTAAAGCTATTAAGAATTTAAGAGCAACTCAGTTTGATAACCCCGACCGTATAATAAATTATGGGCTTATTGCCAAAGGTGTTGTTGCGCGCATGGTGCAAGAATCCAGCAGCCCCGAAACAAATCTTGATCGACAGTTGAAAGCCATTTCTCAAGTCTATGTAAATGCCGCTTCAACTGCTGCTATGGGTGACTTGTCTGCAAGCGAAAGAAATCAAATCAACTACTTAGGCACGAATGGCTTTACGCGAGCCAATCTTAACAAGATGAATAACGCAGAAAACAAAGCACAAACAAATAATAGTGATACGTTTGCTGCATGGAGCGGTAGCAATAAAAAAGAAATCGAAAAAGCTATTGAGGGATTTGATAGCAATGAACAAGAGATAATAAATTCTAACTTAGACAACTTTAAACGAGCCACTTGGTATGAAATGGTTGGCGGCGCAGATTCAAGTAGAGATTTGGATAAGGCTTTAACGGATCAAAAAGATCGCTTTGTAGCTGAATATAGTAAGCCGTTTGTGTCCACAGTCGCACAAAGATTTATTGATGATGCGGGAGGGCAACAAGCCATAGGTCGCAACATAATGGCTCGCTATGATGAATTTGCTTTAAGCCCGGATTTAGACATTGAAGAGCTTAAAGAAAAGGGTTCTGTTAGAGTTGCCTATGATGACGCAAAAAATACAGCGGAGCTTTCTATTTTTTTAGAGTATCGCCCTAATCTCGGATCAACGTCGGGTGCATATGAGCCAATTACGAGACCAATTACTGTTCGTGAATATAATAAAATGATTCCGCCTCAAGCTGATAAACTTGAAGATGAAGCAACTAACGAGTTTCTTAATGAACTTTATACCGATGTCGTAAACAAAGTGTCTGCTAAAACAATAGGAGAAAAAATTGTTGCTCAGGTAAGGCCGGGCAACACTCTTGATGCAGAAACCGTTGGTTCTTTGTTTGTAAAATATAACGAAGAGCCACTCGAGAGCTGGGCGATAAGAGAAAACAGCATTGAAGATATGACTCAGGAAGAAAAAGTTGCTTATCAATTTTCTAAGTCAACACGTTTAGACAATGATAATCTTGTGTCTTCTGCTAATCTATCAACCGTTCAGCCAGACAATCGAAACATAGTAAACATTAGCCAATCTCAAAATCGTTTTGCTGGTTATGACGGCACTGCATATACGATTAGCAATCCAAATACCAAAGATGGCTCTTGGATGTCTGTGAAGCCAAAACAAGCCGATCGAATGCTGCGTGCAGCAAACCGAAAATATAAAACAAGCCCAACGGCATTTTTGAAAAGACAAATCCAAGAGCTTGGTCTTGTCGTGCAGCATTATAATGCTGGTGGAGATTTAATCTTAAACGATGATCTTTTAAAAACGACTGTTGAAGGGTTGGCGCGAACCTCGTCTGCAAATGATCCAATGGCAGTAAATGTTTTGCGTCCAGAGTATGTGCCTCTGTTCCAGAATCTTGTTTCACTTAAGTCAATTGCTCCTGGGCGACTGTCTATTGGGGAGCAAGAAACTGTTAGGCTTTATAATTTGTATCTCCGCAAAGAACTGGCCGTTCGTGGCCCCGCAAAGTCAGCGTCAGATTATCTAGAAAGACTTGGCAATCCAGAAATACCGCAAGCCGCAATTGATTTTGTTGCGCGCATAAAGGCTAACACTGATGGCTGAACGTCGTGAAATCTATGGCGAAAGAATTATTTCGCCTGAGTTAAACCTACGTCAGCAGGGCATAGGTGCAGACTTATCCGACGCTTGGGGCGAAAGCCTTCCGGCATATGGCATTAGATGGGCTGATAGCTTACTCGATCCCACGCCAGATTATATTGACCCCGACTATTTGGGTGGCGGGTGGGAAGCTTTTGTTCAGTCGCCCGATGACCGTAATCTGTTTCGCGTCCTTAACAACGCAGAGCAAGCGGAAAAACTGAGGTCTGATCTTGATGCAAGAATATTAAGGCAAAAAGGCCAGAGCTATGACGGGGCTATTTATAATTTTTCAATCTCTCTCGTTCCAGAATTATTAAACCCAGTTAACTATATTGGTGGCGCAGCGTTTACTGTTGGCCGACGAGCGGCTACCACATTAGCCAGCACGGCGACTGCAAACCTTCGTGTTGCTGGCTTAACCTCCGCTGTTGAAGTTGGGGCGCTATCACAGTTTGCTCCATACATTGAGAACGAAGAACTTGTTAGCATGTTCTTTGCATCTACGATTGCTGGTGGCGCTATTGGAACTGGGCTGTCGGCTGGTATTCGTGGCGTTTCGAGGGGTATCAATGTTGCCTCGCCTGCTGCTCAACAGCTTGGCGGTTGGCTGCGAAACGCTGCAACTCCCAGGCAGTATGCTGACAGCATTATTGACTACGAAGGGTCCGAAGTTTTTCGTGGTGTAGGCGACACAGTAGATGTAAATGTTTATCCTATTAACTCTAAGGTTCGGGAGTCTACAAGCACCGGCCAACGGGTTGGTTGGGTGTATTTTGATGCTATCGGGCAATGGGTAAAGAGTGCCGCAGATAGCTATGCCCTGCGTTTGCACCATCAGTTCCCCCTGGACGTTAACAGTGCCGCTGCAAAAAACATTAACATTGTTGACGCGTCTGGAGCATCGGTAGGCAAGCTACTGTTTGATGTGCCTACTTCCCGAGGCAACAAGGTTGTTAGCGAGTATGAGTTATCGGATGTTGTTCGGCTTACTGACCAGCAAATTCTAAACTCTAGAATTGAAAAGATAGACGATAACAGCGCCAAACTTACATACACAGTTGATGGTGAGCTTAAGTCTTTCACGATCAGGAAAACTCGCAAAGCAGAAGGCGAGGCGCAGGTTGGCAAAATCGACAATGTTTTTGTTGATGCGCCAAAAACTTTAGATCAAGTTAATGTTAATCGCATTGCTGCACTTCGGAAAGTTCCATCAGAGATTGGTTTGGAGGACAGTGGTCGCTCACTGATAAACTTCCTAATTGAAAAACAAAGGGCGCTAGAACTTGATGAGGTAAAAGCCTTACCTGTTAATGAGAGAGAGGCTCGGGCAGTAGCAATTGCAAAAGACAGAGTTATTGCCTCTAAGGAATCTAGGGATTACCTCAGAAATAATTTAATCTCTAGCTTGGCTGTAGTGTTCCAACCAATTAGCCGTTTGCCCAAAGCGGTTCGTGATGACAACTACTATATGAATGTCCTTATGAAGTTGGTTGGGCAATTCGAATCTATGTCTGCTGCTGCTAAAGCGGGAATAGAAACTGGCCCTTCTGTCTTAATGAAAAGAGAGCGGCATATTGGGAAGATTGGCCCGCTTATTCAAAAGCGGTCTGCTCTTTATCGCCAATATACAACTGGTCGACAGGCCCAAATTGGCAGCTTATCGTCTAGTGCGGTTAATGCTGCCGCAAACGCAGCGACTGCTGCTCGTCAATACTTTGGTGGCACTCGTCCTCTTGAGCTTACAGAAGAAGAGTTTGGTCGCGCAGCACTTGAGGTTTATGCTGGCAACCTTGCTCCAGGTGTGCCGCACCCTATCTATGGCACACTACCCAAAGAAGTGTTTGAGTTAGCTGCTGAGATCAAGCCGTTGTTTGATGGCATGGAAAAGGAGCTTCGCGAATCTGGCGCTATTAAATCAACGGGTGATTTGCAAAGGCAGATTGCTCAACTCCGCAGAGAAATATCGTTTGAAGAAAAGCGTCCATCTACATCCCCATTTGTAGGGGTTGAAGATAAAATTGCTGAAGTGACAAGGCTGGAGGCAGAGCTTGCTGCGGCAAAAGAACGTCCGATTAACCCAGCTGAGTTTTTTGGAAATCGTTATCTGCCCCACAATTATCGTAAAGACGTTATTAGCGACCACTACGATGACTTTCATGCTTTGGTCCGCGACGATCATTTCATGGCGTTTATGGGAATGCCGAAACCAGAAGCTGATGCTGCTGCACACAAATTTTTAAGGGCTTGGTTGTCTGATCCAGACATTAGTATCAATCCCTCTAGTTTATTGCCATCTGTGTCTGCAACATATGGCCGTGGTTTAAATCTCGACACCAAAAAGCTGTTGGCGGTTAATGCTAATCGTCAGGTTAGCTTTATCGAAGATGACATGTCTTCTGTGATGCTTACTTATTTCCAGAAGACCGGAACGCAGATTGAAATGCGCCGCACATTTGGCAGCAACGATGCTACCAATGTCATTGAAGATGTGCGCAAGCATCTCAGTGATAAAGGACTAAGCGAAAAAGAAGTCTTAGAAGCAGAGTCTGTATTGCTTCTGATGCGGGATCGTTTGATGGGCGCGCAACATTCATTGCCTTCAGATCACTGGGCTAGGAATGCAAGGCGCACCGTAGGCAACTGGGTTAACACTGCTGTGTTAGGCGCTGGTATCCTTAGTCAGTTTGTTGATGGAGCGCAGCTTGTTGCCCGCGTTGGAGGGCAAGATGTAGCGAAGTATCTTACAGAATATGTAACTGGCAATATGCCTAAAATAGCTAATGAAGCAGACAAATCTCAGATTGCAGAAATCTTCCAATGGGAAATGTCTACTGCAATGAACGCCTTTTCTGAAGGCGATAAAACAAATATGAGCCGAATGTCTAGGATTAGCGGCTGGTCGGAGAGAATGACCGACAAGTTTTTCAAAGCAAATCTTATGACGCCATTTAACCAAGTGATGAAGAGAACTGCGATTAGGTTTTCAAACCATCAAATCCTAAAAGATGCTCACTCTAATACAAAAGCAGCAAGGGGTAGGCTCGCCCGTCTTGGCTTTTCTCCAAGAGATATTGAGCAACTTAGAAAGCAAGACCATACAGTTAGTCTGAATGGCGTTTACTATCCTAACACGGACAATTGGACTGACGCTGACGGTATACGCCTAAAGGAAAAAGTGTTTAACGCTGCTTATGCTGAAGCAACAAACATGATTGTTACTCCTGGTCCGCTAAATCGTTGGCAGGTAAGTGAAGGCGTGTTGGCTTCAACGTCAAAGCTGGCAAAAGAACGGGCAAAACTACAGGCTGCTATTGACGCAGAAGATGCAACGCGAGAACTGCTTTTTCAAAAAATGAAAGAGCAACGAAAAAACGGAACCTTTAATGAGCCAGCATCTGAATCCATAAGAAATGGTTTGAGAGAGGATCTTAAAGAAGCTTCTGCAAAGCGCGCTCAAATACATCAAGGACTGGGCAAAAATAGCAGGACGCAAAATGCTTCAACGCTTTTGCTTTCTATGTCTACAATGCTTTTGACATTCCCAATTACGTCCATGGCAAAAATTACACATGCTATGGCATCGGGCGCAAGTCCATATCCTGTTCAGGGCGTTGCTGCTTTTATGGTTATGGGTTTCCTTGCCGATTATCTCAAAACTCCCGGCTACGCCTGGGAGGAAAAAGAACCTGAAGAGCATTTGATCCGGTCACTCGAGCTATCTGGCTTGCTTGGTATGTTTGAACAAGTGCATGGTATCTTTGACAAGGCAGGATTTGGCGCTCGAAGCTCTTTGGGTCTAGATATTCCGTTTACAGAAAGCGGAGAAGAGGGCGCTGAGATCGCTCAAGATGTGGCGGGTGTTGGTTGGTCTTTGGCCTATGGTCTAGTCGATACATTAACTGATGGTTCATCGACTACTTATGAACAAGCCCGTGCGATACAAAGGGTTGTGCCTGGCGCTGGATTGATCTGGTGGCGCGATGGATTAAAAGATATAACTTGGGCGCTTACAGGAGAAGAATAATGATCGTTAATGATGTTGCTCCACGCGTACAATACACTGCTACGGCAGGACAAACCGCGTTCTCCATCCCGTTTGAGTTCCTTGAAAACGATGATGTAACTGTTTTGCGCAATGGCGCTGTTATTACACGAGTGGCATCTCCATCAACGGCTGACGAATACAGCCTGATTGGGGTTGGCAGTTCTGGTGGCGGCTCTTGTTTGCTAGGTTCTGGCGCAACTCTTGCTGATGTCATTACGATCTACCGAACTATGGATTTTGCTCGAGCAACAGACTTTCCTGTTGGTGGCCCATTCTCTGTTGCTGCTCTCAATGAAGAGTTTGATAGCAACATGCTGCTGATGCGGCAGCTTGAAGAAGACTTTGTTCGCTCAATGCGAGTGCCAGTTACAGACCTATCTTCTGATCTGGTGATTCCAGATGTTAATACGCGTAAGAGCAAGTGGCTTGCTTTTGACATTAACGGTACGCCAATGGCTGTTGCTGAAAATGGACAAAGCGTTATCACTGGAATGGCTCGAGCGGTAACGCAATCAGATGTTACAGCCATTGAAGCTCAGACTGTTTTTACAATTAGCTATGAAGTGGGCACTATTTTTGTGTCCGTTAATGGTTTAATTGTTCCTAAGTCTGACTATGCAGCTACAAATGGAAGCCAAGTTATTTTTACATATGGCTTATCTGCTGGCGACACTGTATCTGTTATTCAACTGTCTGCATCGTAGGGGTAATCTATGACTTATTCGCAGAACCGAGCATTCGCTGAAAGCGGTACGGGCTTTCTTACTTGGAAACAGTACGGTGCGGTGGGCGATGGAACCACAGATGACACTGCCGCAATCAACGCCTGTCATGCGGCGGCTCACGGTGCTGGTTTGGCTGTTGAAATAGGCATTCCAAGTGTTAGCTATCGCATTACCAGCCCCATTAAAATCTATGATGGGTTTACTTTGCGTGGTTCTGGTCCTGATCAAAGCAAGATATTTGCTGACAGGACAAATGGCTTTGTTATGGAAGACTCTCTGCCAAGCATGGATGGGCTTACTGGCGACTTTAATCTTGGCGGGTTTCTTCTGTTGGGCAACGATGATACGTCAACAGATGGCAATGATTATATTGGCATTCCGCTAGTTAGGACCACACGGTATTCTTTAACTCGCATTAACGTTCGCAAGTTTACTCAGTGTGTAACCGTTGATGGCAGTAGAAACACCGCCGGAACGTGGTACGGGAATGCACAGGGTTTAATACAGAACTGTGAGTTCACGACTGACAATGCTGCGCAGCAACAAAACCCCACCAACAACTATCCTGGCAAACTTGTTGAGGTTATTGCAGAAGCAAATGGCACTGGTGGTGCTGATGGCGTTTTGTTTTTAAGCAACAGAATTTATGCAGAAATTTTGGCGGCGACTGGATTGGATACTGGCAATGGTAGCACAACTACGTTTGCTCCGTTTACGGCATTACCAGCAAGTAAGTATGTAACTGCTGATAATCACGTTCTCGTTCAGTATGTATCGTCTGCCGGTGGCTCATTGCAGTCTTTAACCGCCGGTGTTGATTATACGATTGATCGTACAACGAACCCGAACAATCCATCTTTTGATTTTTCTGCTGGCACAAGTCCATTAGGCGCGCCTGTTTCTGTATCATTGCTTTCGGATACTGGCGATGCGTCAACAAAATCATTCCGGCTTTCTGCTCGTCCAACCTTTCCTTCGGCTGATGGTGGTCGTGCTGTTGATGTTACCGTTGCTGGTTCTCCAAAGGTTGGCGGAACAGATTATTCGGTTGTTGATTCAAACAATCGGACATTTACGTTTTTGCCCGCCGCAGTAACAACGGCGACAGATAAGGTTGCTTTGGTAGCAGGCGACATTTCTTCTCTCAACTACGCAACTGATATTAGTTCACAAGGCACGGGTCGCTTGTGTCGGTTGTCTACGACAGGGACGCTGCCTGCTGGTTTGGCTGCCGCTACTGATTACTACATGGTGGTGGATGCTACGAACAATACGGTTCAGTTTGCATCTAGCTACAGCAATGCAACTGCTGGAACTCCAGTTGTCATTAACATTACTGACCAGGGAACCGGTACACACACACTCGCAGTTCAAGATGCTGTAGAGTTTCTGTCCGCTCCGGCCGCTGCTGCTGCTATCGTTATTCTTAATACTAATCTGCGATTCCGTTGGATTGATCCTAACGCTGAATCTTGCGTTACGCTCTGCCTTGGTGCGCAGCGTGTGAGTTTTATTTCAAACGTAATCGGCGGTGGTATCTATGGTATTGATTTTAATCAGGCGCGACGTTGCGTTGGCGTAGATAACTATTTCCAGCTTGGTGAGTATGCTGTTCGCTTTGGTCCTAACGCTGAAGAGAACACATTGTTAGGCTTTAGCTCACGAACGGACGCAACATTTATCTATGGCTTTGCTTTGGATGAAGCAGTTACTCCTACAAATGCTTATGATGAGTTTATTGCTCAAGCCTCTGCTGTCAGAGACTTTATGTATCTGAAAGAAAGCTACACAGAAGCAGATTCAGACGCATCTCGCATTCGCAAAAACAATGGCCAGCTACAATTAGATGCACTTAATGCTTCTGATAGCGTTCGGCTTGGTGTCGGCGGAGTGTCTCGCTATCTTGCATCAGGCAGTCCTGATCGTCATATGTTCTTCAATCAATCGGGCAGTGAGATTGCTCGGTTCAATGCCACTGGGTCTTTGATGATTGGCGCAACTGCGCTGACAGGAAGTGAAAAGCTTCACGTTAATGGTGATGTTGATATTACTGGCACGTTAACCGCTGCTACATTTACTCCGGTGCTTGGCAACATAACCATCGCTGGCAACACAATATCATCGACCAATACAAACGGTGACATTATTCTTGACCCGAATGGAACGGGTGAAGTTCAGATCGATTCCAATGCTGTAGTAGAGGGAACCACAAATCTAAAAGGACACATTGATCTAGGCGAAAGCGGGTCTGCAATGCAGATTGAACACGCTGTTAACGATCAAAATGTTTTCATCTCTGGTGGCTCTAACTTTAATGCGGGTGCTGCGTTCTGGCTTTATGGCGGCACATCAGCTCAATTATCTCGAATGATCTTGGCTCAAGACGGCACGACTCGCCAGCGATTTGATTCTGATATTATGTTTTATAATGCGTCAGGCAGTGAGATTGCTCGGTTTGACGAGAGCGCAGCGGCATTGTTAGTTGGCGCGACATCGCCAATAGCAAGTGAAAAGCTAAGGGTAGATGGCGCTGTTGCTCTTGGCCTGGGTACACAAAATCTAGAAATCCTTGATGCTGGTACTGTCGGCGCTTCGCATGCAGGCTGGATTGAAGTTGAGATTGGTGGAGTGGTACAGTATATCCAGACGTATACGAGTAAATAAGGAACGGCAATGGCGCAGCTTACTGAGTCTGAGCTAGAAGAAATACGGCTTCTTATAGAGCAAGATAAAAAAGCACGGTATGCTGCTGCGTATGTAAGGCAGATTCTTCTTTATATTGCTGGCGTCATTGGCGCAATTGGTATTATATGGGCGGCATTCCGCGACCTTGTGAGAGTGTCCGGTTCTTCATAATGGAGGAAAGCCGTGTATGTATCAGTGCAGAGTTACTCACGCAGAGTAGGTGCCGCGCCGGGGAACACACTGGGCGATGATATATGTTACTTTGCTAGGGTTTCTAATCCTACTTCTCAGGTCAGCGCCCTAAACAACGACAAGCTTCTTAATTATCTTCTTAAGCACAAGCATTTTTCGCCATTTGAAATGGCTACCATTTGCTGTCAGGTAGATACGACTCGGGATATAGCCCGCCAGATGCTAAGGCATCGGTCGTTTTCTTTCCAAGAGTTTAGCCAGCGTTATTCCGCCACCGAAACTAATGGGGATCGTCGCGAGGCGCGATTGCAAGACCACGTTAATCGTCAGAACAGTTTGGATACGGACGACGACAGCCTCATTGGATGGTGGAATGATGTTCAAGACAGCTTAATGGCATCGACCTTTGATGCTTATGATGCTGCTTTGAAAAAAGGTTTGGCCAAGGAAGTCGCTCGATCAATCTTGCCAGAGGGCCTGACTTGGACCCGACTCTATATGAGTGGCTCTGTAAGATCATGGCTGCATTACATTGAGCTTCGAACTGATCCATCTACTCAAAAAGAACATCGGCAGTTGGCTCAAACAATAGCGCTTGCTATCGAGCCTGTGTTTCCCATGATTAGGGAGTTTGTTCAATGAACGTCGAGGTGGAGTCAGTAGATGATCGTCCGGGTCATGTAAAAATAACTATTCGCAATGCCCAGACCAATGGGATTAACGGAGCGACGATCCTGCAAGACGCGTCAATCATGCTGCCGTGGGCTATTGCTTCTCTTGTCATCCCGCAGATACATAGCGCCAGTGCGGTTGCACACCGGGCTGAAAATGAGGCGAAGGATGCCGAGATTTTAGCGATGAAGGGATCTAAAATATGAGGTGGAAGTACAGTTCAACCTCTATGTTTAAGTTAAAAAGTTGTGACGCTCGTTTGCAGATGGTTGCTCATGTAGCTTTGCTTTTGTCTGAGGTAGATATCACCGTAGTGGAAGGGCATAGGTCTTCTCTTGAACAGCAAAAGTTATTTGCTCAAGGTCGGTCTGAGCCTGGAAACATTGTGACTTATGCCGACGGCGCAAATGTCAAAAGCAAACACAATTACAAACCATCTCAAGCGATAGACCTTGCTCCCTATGTTACCGGCAAAGGCATTGTCTGGGACTTGTCGGAAAACCTTGATAAATGGATAGCATTGAATGATGCTGTTCAAGAAGCCGCAAAGATTACTGCTGTTCCCATTGAGTGGGGCGGCGACTGGAAGTCTTTCAAAGACTATCCGCACTATCAATTAGCAGAGGATAACCACCAATGGATAAAGAAATGAAACTATTCTGGGCCAGCAAAACCCTTTGGGTAAATGTTATCGCGGTTATTGCATCTATTACCGGTGCGTTGGGGCTGTTTGATCTGACCCCAGAACTGCAAGCAACAATCATTGGCGTGGTTATGGGCATCGTCAACATTGCCCTACGTTTTGTTACGGATAAAAAAGTTTCGTTAACATGACTACCGCCTTCGTGATGTCTGTGATTACGGCACTATTAAAGATTAGTTTTTCCTGGGTAAATTATGCTAGGAATAAGAAGCTAATTGATATGGGTGAGGCAGCTTCTATGGCAAAGGGTTTGTCTAATGCTATTGGCGCAATGCAGCGCGCTCAGAAAATCCGTAATGGCATTTCTGTTATGCCTCGCAGTAGTGTCGATAACATCTTGCGCCCGCCATCAAAGCGATAGGAATGAAGATGCTCAAGCAAAAGCTGCTTGCTACATTTACCAGCCTATCTATCTTTTTGATGCTGACATTTCTTCGTTAAGTGATGCAGCAGCAAAGCAAATTGCAGCCCATAATTCTATTTGGGAAACGCTGTGCGGTGAAGGGAGCCTGTGATGGCAGCAAAAGCTAACAAGGCAAAGATGAAATGCAACGCGCCCAAGCGTACGCCAAGTCATCCAAAAAAATCACACATCGTTAAGGCTTGCTCTGGCGGCAAGGAAAAGATTATTCGCTTTGGCGAGCAGGGCGCTAAGACAGCAGGCAAACCAAAGGCTGGTGAGTCTAATAAGATGAAAAAAAAGCGGGCATCTTTTAAAGCCAGGCATAGAAAGAACATTGCCAAAGGCAAACTGTCTGCGGCCTACTGGGCAGACAAGGTGAAGTGGTAATGGC